GCCATGTGCATTGTGTACGTATATAGCTTCTATAGCGTCTACTGTAGTCTGCGCTGCCTTACTACCTGCACCGTTAGCGTTAATACTAAACAAGGTAGTAGAACTGCCTGGTTTTAACTCTACCGCACCTGCGGCAGCCGTTACCGCTAGTGTTACGATAATTTCGTTAGTATCGTCTAAGTTTGTTAGTCTAATGTACTTAGTATCTTCTGTGTCGTATTCTTCGCCTGTAGAAGTGCTTAAAAAGTCTGCTACGGTCATTGTAGTATTAGCAGGCAGCGTATAGATACGCTTTGAGACATTACCAATACTAGAAATACTTTTGCTTACAGTCTGGTCGTATACCGTACCGTTAAGCGTTAGCGTTTCTTTTACGTCTACCGTTAGTGTTGCTGTTGTTACTGTTGTTGCCATTTCTTTATTTTTTTCCTTTATATATTATATTAATTATATATACTTATATACTATATAATAACTATATAAGAGTATATATTCTTGTTTGTGCTAAAGCGTTGCTATCCATTTTGCGTAACTCTCTCATTCTTAGGTCAAACAGTTGTCTGTTGCAAAATCAAACATTACCTCTATTTGTATGTTAGCCGTCCAGCCTGCTACCTCGTTGTCAAATCGTTCTGTAAAAGGTTCGCAGCTAATGCTATCTTGAAGCCTTACCATATTTAGGAAGTCTTCTGGTTGTGGCGAACTAGCAGCGTTAAAGGTGTAATTTCTGTTTTTTAATAATCCAAAAATCTCTTTCATTGTGTCTAGCGTATCGCTCAAAACGTCTTCTTCGTTGCTTTCGTCTTTACTTACTAAGTCCATAAGTATAAGCTGAAAGTTGTAAACCATACGCCCTGTGTCTACTGCTACGCTTTCTGTAGCTACGTGCAACAATGGGTAGTCTTTAGCTTTCGCTTCTACCTCGAAAATGTCGCCTATAGTTACGCTTTTGATTATGTCTTCGCCAAATATCCCTTCGCTCTGTAGCTGCTTAAAGCGTTCGTACAAGTACTTTAAACTTATACTATTTACATCGTGGTCTCCTATTATCATTTTTTACTATTTTGTATGTGCGCTAAGTCTTGTTGATACATTATAAAATTGAAGCATTCGTCTACTGTCCTTTCTAGCACCTGGTCAAATTTTAGCATATCGCCATTCGCTAGTCCGTAAATTATACCGTACCATCCGTATTTCTCGTTAAAGATTTCTTCTTCGCTCTTGTAGCTTTTCTCCTCGTTCGCCTGTCCATCTTTGAATAGACCTGCGTAATGGTCGTGTAGTCTATTCCTATACGCAAAAAAAAAGCGGCGGCAGCGTTAACCGTTTCTACGCTCATATTATCCTTAAACAGTTCTGCTCGCTTCTTAGCCGTCTTGTAGTCGTAGTCTTCTATTTTGTACTTGCCTTTCTTTTGGCTTACTACAGGGCGGTAAAGTATCGCCATTACAGCGTGCATATTAGCCCAGCCTTCTTCTAGCTTGTTGTCTAAGTCTACAAATTCCTTTAGCTTCAAATCTTGAAGGTTAGGGTGTAGCCCATATTCTACGCCGTCAATCTCTACAATCAAATTAAGGTCTTCTGTTACCTTGCTTTCCATTAAAGCACTAAGCCTTTCTACCGCTTCGTCTAGTATTGACTTTTTAATTCCGCCCAGCATATCAATAGGTGCGCCTATAAAGCTGCTAAGTAAAGCTATGTCGTTTTCTAGGTCTGTTCCTTCTTCACTATACGCTTCTACAAAGTCCATATAACAGCCTAAACTTACCTCGTTCCACTTGTTCGGTATGTAGTAGCTTGCTTCGTTGATAACTAATTCCATAATATAAAATATAAATATTGCTTTTTGAGTATATTGCGCCTTCTTAACGTCTAGTACTCGTTTTGACTTTCATTGTTTTGTAGAGGGTGGCTTCGGCTGCCCTCTTTTTTATTGCACGAAATACTTACCCTGTGGCTTTAGTTCGTAGTACATACGCATCGCTAAAGCATCGGAGAAGTCTGGCGAACGTCCTAGTATTGCTTTTACTTCGTCTTTACTTACAAGCTGTAGCTTCGTGTCCTTGTCGAAATTCTTACGCCTTACTTGCTCTAATTCTTGTACTATAAAGTTCTTGTACGCTATGTTGTTAGTGTTAATATACACTTCTGACCTATTTACAGCCGCGCTAAGGGCATAATAGCATTGCGTCTTTAGGTTGATATAGTTTTCGCCTTTAAGTGCCTTAGAATTGTTTACAAACGCTTTACACCTTAATATATCACGTACCCCTCCCCCTCCACCGTCATCGTCTACTATTATATTAGCTAAAGGTACGGCGTTGTCGCTTTGTAGTTTGCGTATAGCGTCTGCTGCTTCCGTTACGCTGTTCGTGTCCATTACTACAAACTGTTCTGCTCTTAGACCATTCCAGTAGACTATACAAGTTTTGTCTTTACCATAGCGTGCAATATCCGCGCTTATGTATTTCTCGCCTGTAGGTATGTGGTCTATCTCAAATGCGCTTAGAATAGCGTTGTAGTTGATTAGCTTGTCTTCACTATCGTCATACTCCCAGTTACCGTACAGAAGCCTTTGCTTGCTTATTTCGTCTAGCTTTAGTAGCTGTTCCCTATAGTGCTTAGAAATATGCTTATTGTCTTCTACTAACGCTTGGATGAATTTGCGGTGTCCTAATAGCCTACCTTCTTTGCTTGGCTTGTAGAAGTCGCTATACACCCAATTCTTAGCAGGGTTGCAAGTCATAAGCATCTTAGGGCTTAGGTCGTGTTCGTCTAGCTTGTAACGTAGACGGCTGCTTACTATCTGCTTTGCTTTTTCTGTTATCTGGTTGGCTTCGTCTATGAATGCTGCGGTAATTTCTAAACTACCTAAGCTATCAAAGTTGCGGTCGCTTGGATATTGGAAAAGGTCTTTAAGTATTATCTCGCTGCCGTTAGTAAAGCTAACGATATTAGAAGAAGCGTTGAAGGTGTAGTGTTCGTTTGCTTCTAAGCCAAACTGCTTACATACATCGAAGAAGGTGTTAAGCGTGGTCTTCTTTAAACTGTCTAGCTTACTTCTGCCCATAAGGCAGCGAATATTATCGTAAGTAGTGCAAAGATATATAAGCCAAACAGAACCCAGATAGGACTTGCCGCCGCCTGCACTACCGCCAAATAGAACTTCTGTAGTAGTCTTGTCATTTAGATACTTTAGTGCTATTCCTTGCTTCTTTGTTAACTTAGTCTTCGTCAATTTCTATCTGAATGTTAATAGGCTTTGCGCCGCCGCTTAGTTCGTGTTCTTGTCGCTCTACATAGCCGCGCTTTTTGCCTTTAGTCTTTAAGTAGAATACAGTAGCTTGCGTACTGCCTTTCTTTATCTGCTTGTGTAGCTGGCTTTCTGCAAAGTCTATAGCTACATCGTCTATGCTTTTAACCGTTAGCCTGTACGCTTCGTCTTCTTCTAGCCAGTCGTAATGCGTAGACCTGTTTATACCTACCATTTTAGCCGCAGTAGTTACTACGCCTAGCGTCTGTTCTAACGCTTCTAACATAGCTAACTTTCCTTTTTCTGTTCTATCCTGCATACGTGTTGGTTTTCGTTGGTTATTTGCCGCATAAGGCGCAGACTATTTTATCCTTTTCCCTTTGCGCTTCTTCTGTTTCGTTTGCTAGTATATCGTCTTCGTTTTGCCATACGTCTAGCCCCCATTCCTCAAGGTCTACGCTATCCCATTCGTTAGCTAGTATATCAAAATCCCAATCGCCGTAGCTTAGGTTATCCTTTATAAGAAATTCTTGCGCTTGTCGTTCTGTTAGTTCTTCTGCTCTAATTACAGGTACTTCTTTAATACCTAACTCTACTAACGCTTTGTATCGCATATTGCCGCCCAGTATTACGTTATCTGCGTTTAGTATAATAGGTCTAAGGTGCAGCATTTCTGGTAAGTCTTGTATTGACTTCTTTAGCTTCTCAAACTTAGCCTTGTTTACTATACGAGGGTTGTCGCTGTTTGGCTTAATCTCACTAAGCGGTAGTACTTGTATTTGCATATACTAAATTCGTTTCTGTTTCCTTATCCGCGTTAATTCTGTTAAGTTCAAAGTGCAGGTGGTCTATCGCTTTGCGTATATCCTGTTCCTTTGGGTTGTTAGGCTTTTTGCCTGCGCGCATTAGGTACGTTAGTGCCGTTCCTAAATTGTAGCTATCGCCTTGGAAGTCTTCTACTACTTTGCTTGCTTCGTACTTATGTGTTTTACCTATGTAATATTTCGGTGCTGCCATATTAGAATTTGTTACTTACTGTTCCGTTTGGTTTCTTTATTATCGTTGCAAAGCCTTCGTGTTCTTTTATGAATTTGCCGTATGTCTTACAGTCTTCACAATAGGCTTCTGGCACTACTACGTTGCCGTCTACTACTTTAATAGTAGTCTTGTGTATCTCTATTACCTTGCATTCGCATTTATACTTTGCCATAGTTCGCTATCTGTATTAAGCCTAGGTGCGCCAATCTTAAACAGCTAGAACAGTTTGTCGTATGTCTGTAGTTGGATTGAAATACATCGTTATATAGCATAATCATTTCTGCTTTAGTTTCGTGGTCTGGCAGCTTGTCGTTTACTACTTTCTTTAGTATCTTTTTAGCTTGTCGCTTTTGTTTGGCTGTTGGTTTTAACATATCGCTATTGTATATACTAAAGCTATTACGGCTATGTATATTAGTATTTCGGTATTATCTAGTTTTCGTTCCATCTGTTCATCGGACATTTTTCGCTTTTCCAAGAAGCCTTAGTAGCGATAGGGCAGCCGCATACATTACAGCTATTATCGCTGTCATTGTAAAGGTCGCAACGGCTACAAGTATGAACTCTATCGTTGTAAAGGGTTTTGTCTGCTTTCTCGAAGTCATCTTTAGCGTGCTTGTACGTGGCTTTTAAATAGTTATAAGCCTTGACCATTAAGTTCGGTTTTCTTTTGCTCATTTTTTCGCTTTAGTTTTATTATTCCGAAAGGCGCGTAGTAGTCCGATAGTATAATGTCTATGTCTTCAAACTCGAAGTTCTCTAGCGTTGCTACATACTCCAATTCCCCTTCTTGATTGTAAAATTCAATACAAGGAATGTCGTAGTCTATTAACCTTGCTAACTCCTTATATATCATTTCTTAACTCGTTTAGGCGTTTTCTAACGTGTCGCTTTACGCCTTTGATTGTTGTGTATATACTCATTCTACTAATTCCTGTCTTGTGGCTTAGTGTGCTGTATGTATAGTTTCTGCCGTTATTATCTCCCAGAACGTATAACTTAAATAGCGCGCGTTCGTACCAATACAATTCGCTTAGTATTTTGTCAATCAATTCACTATCATATACATCTGCTACATTAAAATATAAAGCTAGGCTGTCTTGTTTTAGGTATCGTATATATTTAGCGTGTAGCTTATTATCTGTAAAAGTTATCTTTTCTACAGGCTTGCGGTACTTGTAATGATACTTAGAAGTCTTGCTAAAGTAGTTATTTTTGCATAGACGTATAAAGTAGTACTTAATTTGCTTATCGTCTATAAGCTGCTTTAGCTTTTCTGGCGGTAGTTCTAATAGATACAGGAAAACTTCCTGCACCAAATCGTCTAAGTCTTTGGAAGGAATGAACTTACTAGCTACTCCTTTTAGTTCGTTCGCTATCGTGTTGGTAAGCATAGCGCATTATACAAAAAAACAGCACTTGTGCAAGTACTGTTAATAAGTTTAAGTTAACAAAGTTGCTAACAAGCTACTTGTTTCAGTTTTTCTTTGTATAGGTCTATTAAGTATTCTAGGTCTGCTTTGCTATACTTAACGCTTTTGCGGCTTAGTGCTATTGCTTCTTCTACAGCTTCTTCTCCTATTTCAGCTTTTAGCTTCTGACCGAATAGGTACTGCTCACCTTGCGAAAACATATTACACTTAACACATTGCGGTCGGCAGTTGTTAATCTCCCAGCGCGTGCTAGTATGGCGGCGGCTCTGGAAGTGTCCGTTTTGCATTTCTTTTACAGGCTTTACCTGTCCGCAAGTATAGCATTCTACGTTGCCGTTATCATCTGCATAGTACCAGCGTATGTATTTGCTAAATACAGCGTCTAGTTCTTTTTTAAGTTTTGCGTGCGTTTTAGCTTTTCTTGCCATTGTTTGTATTGTTTTTCTGTTCGGTGTTCAAAGTAAAGCGTAAGTCCTACATACGCTATGGCTAATATTAAGACTATAAGTATTGCTTCTTTCATATCTATTGTTTTAGTTTTTTAAATCTATAATCCATTGACGTTAAAATATCTCCTAAAGCAATTATAACTGCCACCTCAAAAGAAATAAAGTGGTACAAGGCAAAGTAAGCTGCAAATGTCAAGCTATATAATATTACATTTCTCATATCTATTATTGTTTTAGTTGTTTTGCTTTGTTTATAGTTAAGCCTATAGCCTTTTGGCTTTGTTGGTGTCGCTGGTGGTCTGTTAGTCTGTTCTGGCTTCTTCTTAGACAGGCTTTCTTGTGGTATTCCTTTAGCCATATATTCATAGAACGAACATTTACAAAGCCGCCGCTTTCGCTTTCACGTATTCCCTGCTCAAAAGCAAAGGCTACTTCTTCCATTGTTAAGCCTTTGTAACGGTCTATAAGGTCACCGTAAAGAAGTTGCGCCATTATAACTACTTGCTGCGTGTCTGGCTTCTGTCCAAGCATTAGGTAGCACTTGCTAACTAAGTCTACGCAGTCTGTTTTTAGTTGCTTTTCGTCTGACTTGAACCTACTCCAAATCTGTTTGCTTTTATCCATTGTTTATGATATTTCTAGCTTCTTGCCAGGTGTCTAATATATTGCTTTTCTTCTTAACTGCGTTAAACTGTGTTTCGCGCTTCGCCCAAGTCTTTAGCCTTCTGCCTATGTCAAAGGTTTTTTGTAGTTCATACTTTAGCTTAGACTTACTGCGGTTCGGCTCTGTCCAGTAGTCTATAAAGGCTTCTTGTGTTTCCTTTGGAAAGTCGTAAGCTAGTACTTCTTCTGTAAAGCGTTGTTCTACCGCTTTTAGGTCGCGCTTCTTCTTAGCTTTTTCCGCTACCTGGTAGTCTTTAAAGCGGCTAACAGTTATAAGGCTGTTCTTAGTGTTGCTGCTTATGTCTATATACCCTTGCTTCTGTAGCTTTAGAAGGCGTGCGTAGACGGTGCTAGGCTTTATACGTAGTTCTTCGCTTGCGCTTACTCTACCTGTAATGAAATGCCCTACGTTTACGCTTCTGCCGTACACTACCGCAGGCGTAGTGTTTGCTTTTAGAATACACCATACAAAAACCTTTAGCAATTCCGCGTCTTCAAAAACGCCGTTGTCTAGTATCTTGCGGTGCAGCTTGATATATCCGCTACTCATCTTCTGGTATTATTTTTGTTTCAAAGTCCGCGTCTAAGTTATGAATATTTTTCTTGCGCATTTCCTTACGCCATTTGTCTTGTACGAAACGCTGCTTGTAGTCGTACTTATTGCCGCGCAAGTGTTCGTTGTCTTGCTGCATTTTACACCGCCAGCGTTTAATATTGTTCGCTGCGCTTAGTTTGCCTGTAGATATTAGCTTTAGCAAATCGGCTGCGCTTAGTTCTTCTAATTGAAGCCCTAGTTTAGATATTTCTACGCACCATACGTTGGCTATTAGTCTGTTGTCGTCATCGCGTAGGCTCTCGCTTTCTAGTAGTAGATTTGTTACTGTTTCTTTAGTTGTCATTTTATACGGTTTCTAGTGTTCTTAGTATTTCTATTTTTCTCAAGTTAAGTTCGTCTATTGCTTGGTTAATTTCTGCTACTACGTCTAGCCTTTGTAGCTTATTAAGAGCGTTCACGTCTTTTGCTTTGGTTATGTAGTCTTCGCTAACCTTTATATAAAGCTGATTATATCTAGGGTACATATTAGGGTGTTCCATGTATAGGTTGTGCTTCTTGCGATAGTGATAGAAGTTAGTACGGTCTTTGCAGTAATACTTGGCTAGTACCGCAGGCGTAAGCCCATTGTCCATAAGTATATTGCAAACGACCATTCGCCCTAGTACTTGCTCTTCTTTTTTTTGTTTTACGTTTACGCTTTCTATTTCTAGTTCTTGCTCTATTATAGCGTTTAACTTGGTTATTTCTAGTTCTGCTTTCATTTTACTTTGTTTTGTGGTTATCGTCTTCGTTTAGTATTTTATAAACTTCTGGCTCTACGTCTTTAATCTTGCGATATATAGCGCGTACTTCCTTCATTACTTCTGCCCTATGGCTTTTTGTAACGTCTGTTCCTGTTACGCTTACTATCTTGCTGTGCGCCTTTTGCAGTAGGTTACTTGTTTTTTTCTTCATCTTCTATAGTTTCTTGCAGTTCTTGAACGTATTCGCTTGCTACTTCGTTTAAAAGGGTTGTAACATCGTTACCGTTGTAGAACATACTGATTATCTCTACTTGAATATGTGGCGGCTGTTCCCAGCTGCCTGCGTCTTCGTAGTACCCATATTCTACTTCTAGCGACAAATCGCCTATTGCTTGCGTGTAAGTTCTCATATTAAAAAGGAGAATTATCTTCTTGCTCTACTACTGCTGCTTCTATTTTCCAAGCATCGGCTTGCGTGTAGTATCTGCCTTTGAACTCGCGGCTTGATAGGTTAAAGCTAATCGTTAACTCATCGCCTAAGCTACAGCTATCTATCATAGCTACCTTGTCATCGCCGAATAAGCCAAAGCAAATCTCTGGGTTATACTTTGCGCCTGTGTCAATAACGAACGACTTGCGCATCCATTCTTTACCTGCTTTGCTTACTCCTGTTTCGGTGTCTAACACCTTTACTAGTTTTCCTGTTACATTCATTTTTCTAAAAATTAAATCGTTTAAATTGTTCTCTAGGATCGTTTGGTATTTCGTCTTCTTTAAGCCGACCTATTAACTTAAAGGCTTCTTGTTCTGTTAAGTCTAGTATGCTTCGCTCTATCTCGTTTAGCTGTTCTAAGCTGTACGGTACGCGTGTTAGTAGGCTTTCTATTATACCTATTTGCACTTCTGTAATAGGTTCGTCAGCTAGAAAGTCATCTATCCAGGTCATTTCTTGAAGCTATCGCTTTCGTCTTCGCCAAATACACCAAGTGCGTAGAAGCCTGCTAGCTTTAATACAGCGCGGCTCATAGCTCTCTTTTCTGCCATTTCCATAACATACCAAGTATTGCAGTTACCTGTCTTAAAATCGCCTTTAAGTGCGCTACCAAAGGTTTCTATTCCTTTACCGTCTACTCTCCCTGTAGCTTTAACTACCGCAAAGTCTGGTCTACATTCTACCACCTCGTAGTATATCTGTATGTTAAGGTTCGCTTGTATCTTATCAATACCGCTTCGTGTAATAATCGTGTAGTGCTGGTGCTTAAAAACGTCTTCTTTGTCTAGGTTGTTTTCTAAAAACAAGCGTTTAAGGCTTTCTGTTCTAGTTTCTGCTTTCATTGTTTTAGTTTGTTAGTGTTATGATATTAAGAATGTCTAATGCTATTACTATAGTTGCTATTAAAATACTAATAAACAAGGCTACTATTGTATCGGTGCTAATGCTTCTTTTTATGATATTAAACATCGCTTTCTTGTTTTAGTTGTTCTAACATTACTTCAGAAGTCATAAAAGCCATTTCGCAAGTTGCTAAGTGTAAGCCTTCGACAACATCGTACTCGCCTTTGGCTGTGTGTTCAGCTTTTAGCTTTCTAAGTCTTTCCTTTGTTTCGTCAACAACTTTGTCAACATTACTTAAATAAACGTGCGTTTCTTTTTTGCTCACCTCGCTGTAGTAATTAGGTAGCGTTTTTTCGAATAGTTCTTTTAACATTGTTTTGTGTTTTAGTTATTGTTTTGTTTGGCAAATATAAACGCTTTTTCGTTAACAACAACAATAATTGTAAAAAACTTTATAATTATTTTATATATACTAGATATATATATTATCTATATATACTTATATAATAGTAATATACTATAGAGTATTATTCTTGTTTGTGCTAAAGTGCTGCTACGAGAAGTGTGTAACAGTTTGACTACAAAGCCATTAAGATATTTACAGGAAGTGTGCCGTTTTCCTTCACTACTGCGCAGCCTATCGCTGGCTTCTTGCCTGCTTTAGCGTAAGCCATTGCGTAGCTTTCGTGGTCTATACCGCAGCCCACCTGCATACCGAATATGCGGAAGTTTTGCCCTACGTAATGCTCGCAATATGCTTGCGTGTGTAGGTGTCCTTGTACGGTGTTCTGCATATCTGCCCTACATTTCGTGCGTGCTGTGCCAGCTTCGCCATGAATGTATTGTACGCCGTCCTTAACATACCTTTCTACAAAGTTCCATTTAGGCGTTTCTAAGACCTCTTTGTAGCTTTTAATCCACTTACTAGGTATTGCGCTAGTTTGTGCCTTACGCATGATAATACGGTCGTGGTTGCCTATTAAAACGGTTGCTTGTGGGAATGCTTCGTACCACTTAGCTATTTTGCTTATAGCTAGTTCTAATTCATCGCCGCCGCCTAGACCGTCTGCGCTTGTTTCGTGGTAGCTGCTATAGTGATTGTCTATAATATCGCCAATAAATACCACTTCGTTACAGCCATGTTCCTGGTACTGCTCTATGCAGAAGTCAAGGTAGCCATCTAAGCAGAACGGCTCATGCAAATCGCCTATTACTAGGACGTTATTAACTTTGTGTTTTCGATAATTGTGTAGTAGTGCTTCTTCGTCTGGTTTTAATCTATAGCGGTTGCTTGCCATTTTGTTTGATATGGGTTACTTTTTCTAAACCTCTACTACCAAAGTAAGCTGTAAAGCTGACAAGTAGTAGGCTTTGATATATCTCTTGATAGCCGTCTGCCAAAGTAAAAGTGCCGATATTGCCATCTGCAAAGGACATAATAGTAAAGACTGCGAGCAAGAAAATAAGGCTTGCAGGTCGTATGTTTTTAGCTAGGCGGCTGCTTTGTGCATCTGCTTCCCACCGCTTAGTGACATTGTCTTCTATTACCTTTGTGTATTCTGTTTCTATTTGTTTTAGCTTGTTCTTTAGTTCTAGCTTTTCTTCTTTGCTAGTTACTACTTCGTCTACCAATGTGGTAACGCCGCCGCTAAATAGTTCTTTGATTATGTTGCCTATTGGTAAAGCCATATTGCGCTAGGTTTTTGTTCGTCTGCGTCTACGTGTACAAAGGTCTTTCCTATACCTAAACGTGTGAAGCCTGCTTTTATTAAGCCTTGTACTATTGTGCTACGCTGTGCGCTGTTGTTTATTGCTATGTCTACTGCGCAGCCTTTTAGGTGGCTACTACCTATTCTGCCGCCTACTTCTTGGTTGTGCTGTGGCGTTCTGTATCCGCTTGTAATTATAAACGGAATGCCTGCTATTGCGCGCGCTTCGTCTAGTTTATGTAAGAAGGCTAAGTCCATTTGCCCACCTTGCGACTTAGGTAAACCGCTACCTATTTCGTCTGGGCTATCAAATTCCTCAAAGTTGAAGTAGTTTAACATACTATTTACTTTTTATAAATTCTAGTATAGTGTCTATTTTGCTTTTGATATAGTTCATATCTTTAGCGTTGTTCTCGTGGTGTTTAGAAAACTCTCCTTTAACTTCATATATACTGAATACAAAGAATTTATATAACGCATACAAACTACCCAGTAGTAGTATTAATGTTAGACCGTAGTGTTCTATTAGTTTCAGTATTTCTTCCATTATTTGCAGCCTTTAAGTGTTGCTATTTCTTTTTCTAGTTCTACTATTCTGTCTTCGCATTCGTTTATTACCTTAATCTTTTTCTCTAGCCTTTTTTCTAGTACAATAATGTCTTCGTCTAATTGTGCGATTTGACTGTATGCGATACCCATGCTAAAGATAAGACCGCACACCCATATAATATTCCCTACAGATAAGGTTAAGTCTTTCTGTATCATCTACTTTTTTCTTTTGCGGTAGCTTATATATTTGTCTACTGTATAAACAATAGAAATAGTAAGCAGAATAATCTGCAAAAGCTGTTCTACGTGCGTAAAAGAAATAGCAAGCGTTAGGCTATTTAGTCCTAGTACGTCTGCGTTTTGGTTTATTAGGCTTTTCATCTTGTGTATCTAGGTAGGTTTTTAGCTTCTCTATATTTTTAGCTTTTGGCTTATAGGTCATTACAGGCTAATGTCTGGCGTTAGGAAGTCGCTTAGTGTTATCTTTGTGCTTTGGGTGTCGTAGCCTAAGTTCATACCGCTAAAAAACGCTTCTTTTGTAGGGCTTAGGTCTGCGCCGCTATTGCTGCTGTATTCTGGATACTTGTCGGTGTTGTTCTTTAGCCAATCTATAAGCCTTTGCGAGTAGTATTCGGCTGTATTTAAGACGATATTACGCATAAACTTTAAGTCTTCCAGGCTTGCAGGTGTAGACGTTTCGCTAATCTTACGAACTAAGTCCTTGTTCATTATCTTATAAGACAAGAAAGGTAAGCATTCGTATAAGCTGTAGTGTATTAATACAGGCTGCACGTACTTATCTATAAGCGTTTCGTAGTCATCGTTCTCAGAAGCCTGCATAGTGCCTGCTGTGATAAGGGCAGCTAACTTATCGTAAAGGTCTGTTCCGAGTATCTGGTGTATATGTATGTCTTGCGCCACTTTGATATAAGGCAGCAATAGTTCTGCGTCTACGTTACCGTTAATAGTAGTAGACTTCTTTAGTGTATCTTCACTTACAAATAGTATCGCCATCTTAGTAGCCTTTTTTGTTTACAAATCCGTTTTTCGGCATATTCTTAGGTGCTACAGGTACTTGCTGCTCATTGGTAGGCGGTGTAAAACCTCTACTTCTTGCTTTTGTAGTAGTAATTATAGCGTCTGAATTGCTAGGCTTCTGTCCTGCTTGTGCGTATATCCTTCTTATCCATTTGTGGTGGCAATTTCCGCCGCCTTTGAATTTCCAAATGCTATAAGTGTCTGCGCCATTTAGCCCCCAGCCTGCGTTGACCGCCATTTTACCCATTCTCAAAATATCTTCTTTTCTGTAGACTTTGTTAGCGGCTTCCATTTTGCGGCAAAACTCCCTTTTTTCTCCGCTTT